TTGCCGACCAAATTCTATATACCGAAAAATCTAATCAAATCGAAAGAGATAGAGTTGCTGTAAGACAAAAGGTATTGGATGATATAATCTCCATCGCAGGTGCTGAGACTAATGTAGGTAGAGCCGCGTTGATTGCGAAACAATTATTGATGGCTAAGGAGTTGGTAATGGAAGTTTCAAGAACTATTACATTTTCAACACAAGCAGCGGCAAGGTCTGTGGTAGCAGTTGCTGAAGGTACGGCACAAACCGCAAAGATAGGTTTTCCACAAAACATTCCAATGTTAATCGGTTATGCCGCACAGGCGGTAGCAATCATAGCCGCAATCAGGTCTGCGGTTAGAGGTGCTAAATCAGCAGGTAGTGAAGGTGTTGAAGGTGGTGGAGCACCCGCAGCACCAAACCTTGGTAGAAACTATGAAGATGGTGGTATGATTGGAGGAAAGAGACACGCTCAAGGTGGAACAATGATTGAAGCTGAAGCGGGTGAGGCCATCATGACAAGAGGTGCTGTGACCATGTTTGGTCCATTACTTTCCAATTTAAATCAAATGGGTGGTGGAACATCATTTGGTAACGCACTCACAACAAGATTTGATATGCCAAGTGTATCACAACCAGCACAAGAAAAATCACCTGTAATAATGAAGACATATGTGGTCTCAAATGAGTTAACCACAGAGTCTGAGAAACTAGCAAGGTTAAAAGACCTTTCAACTCTCTAAAATTTATATTTAAATATATGATAAAGAACGATAAAGTATTTGAACTAAGAATAGATGACGAAGATGAATTATCAGGAATTGATAGTATTTCCCTTGTTGACGAACCAGCAATTGAAGTTAATTGGATGTATTTTAACAAAGAGAAGGAACATGAGTTTCACATCCCTGATGGTGAAGATGAGAAGTATATTCAAAAATTAGTTGAGAAAGCACAAGACGAACAAGAACTATTCAACGAAGGTTGGGTGGTAAATAAAATTGAAATTGTTGGTAAGAGTGGATTTGTATCTACAAGTCCAAACGCACCTTCAGAAGAGGATGAAGAAGAATATAACGTAAGATACAAGTATATCTTGAATCCTAATATATCACAAAATCCAATCATCAAAACTACAAGAGATTTTTGTAAGACATTAATCAATAGAAACTATGTGTGGAGAATTGAGGACATGGAACAAACTCGTAATGACTTTGGTGACTCAGCGTTAGTTTGGAGAGGTGGATTTAATTGTCGTCACGTATGGGCAAGAATTGAATATAAGAAAGATGCTACAATTGTAAACAAGGCGTCAGTAAACAAAGGTAAGGTAACTGTGGGTGGATTCCCAACAGATATGATTCCTGATACAAGAGTATTAGGATATACTCAACCTTCAACTGTAACCTCTAAGACAGCAGCAAACCCATCACCATCAACGGTGAGAAACTTGGGATTGTCAAAAGAAAAATTTGAGGAGGATTGTCCAATTGCTACACAAGATGTTGAAACAAATTTAAAGAATAGACAAAGAGCAATTGATGAGGCACACTATGGTCCATTAAATCCAAATGAACCAAATGAGGAATATTGGAAAAAGAAAGCGGACATGTTTGGTGGTGATGTTGAATCAGCAAAGAAAGCATTATGTGGAAACTGTGCGTTCTTTGTAAAGACACCAAGTATGTTACAGTGTATTGCGGATGGTATAAATGATATTAATGAATTAGATACTATACAAGTAGCAAACATAGGTTACTGTGAAGCATTTGATTTTAAATGTGCGGGAGCAAGAACATGTGACGCTTGGGTTGTTGGTGGTCCAATAACTCAAGAAGACATGGGTTATGATGTTGGTGGTATTGGTGGTTATGTTGATCCTGGCGTTAAGACAGGTCAGACAGGTAATACTATCTCAAAGTCATTAACTCCTCCAACTCTATTTGAAAGTCATTCAGATTATCCTGAATCAGTTAAGAATAACGCTAAGGCGGTATTGAAATATGTGGAAGAAAATGGTTGGGGTTCTTGTGGAACAGATGTTGGGAAACAAAGAGCCAATCAACTCGCTAAGGGTGAACCCATTTCGGAAGAAACGATACGTAGGATGTATAGTTACCTATCAAGACATGAGGTAGACTTAGAAAGTTCAAAAGGATACGGTGATGGTTGTGGTAAGTTAATGTATGATAGTTGGGGTGGTAAGTCAGCACTAAGTTGGTCTGAGTCTAAAATCAAATCAATCGAAAGGGAGAAAATGTCAAAACAAAAATTCCAAACTGACGATGAGAAGAAAATTGTAATTGGACCTGCTATGATACCTGACCTTAAAATATTCCGTAAGGATTCAAAGGGAAACCCATACTATGTTTATTTTAGTTCTGATACAATCAAGATGATTGCTGAGAAGTACATGAGAAACAAGTACATAGACAACAACGATGAGAACCATAATGGTAAAGCAGTAAGTGATGTGTACGTATTTGAATCTTGGATTAAAGAGTCTGATAACGATAAGTCAACTGACTATGGTTATGGTGATTTACCTGTAGGTACATGGTTTGTATCAATGAAGGTAAGAAACGATGAAGTTTGGAAAAAAATTAAAAATGGGGAACTTCGTGGTTACTCGGTATCGGGTTATTTTGAGGAGGTAGCAGCATTCTGTAGAGAAGAAATGTTCCTTCAAAAGGTAGCACAGATATTAAAAAATATTGAAGATTAAAATAAATTGGTAATATATATACAAATCTATATTTACTAGTAGAGATAATAATAAATTAAAACAAAAACAAATATGTCTAAATCAAAAACAGCAATTGCTGAAATTAAAAAATTGATGGTACAATTTGGTTTTATGGCTGACGAATCTGTTATGGCATCGTTCAAACTTGAAGATAATACAATTTTACAAGCATCTAAATTAGAAGCTGGTGAGAAGATTGTAAAAATCAACGAAGACTTTGAGCAAGTTGCTTTAGAAGATGGTTCTTATAACCTTGTTGAGAATTTCAACATAGTTGTAAAAGGCGGTGAAATTAAATCTGTAAAACAAATTTTTGTATCCGCTAAGTTAACTGACGGAACTGAAATTAAAGTTGAAGGTGATGGTTTAGTAGAAGGTGCTAAAGTTGTAGTTGTTACCCCTGACGCAGAAATACCTGCTCCAGACGGAAGACACGAACTTGAGGACGGAACTAAAGTTGAAACTAAAGACGGCGTAATCGTAGCGATTGAAGAAAAAATTGAAGCAGGTTACAAAGATAAAGAAATGGAAGAAGACAAAGAAATGGAAGAAGGTGAAGAGAAAAAATCAGAAGACCCTATCAAAGAAATTGTTTCATTACTAAAAGATATGATGGAAAAAGTATCTCAGAAAATGAAAGATATGGAAGAAAAGGTTGAAGAGGTTAAATCTGAATTTAACTCTTTCAAGAAAGAACCAGCAGCAAAGAAGATTGCTAACGGTAAAACTGATTTTAATAAATCAACAAATAACAATGATGACGCACTTCAATCTAAATTAGATATGATTGCGGCATTAAGAAAAAATAACAAATAAAAACAAAATAAAAGAATTATGAAAATTTTATCAAAAGAACAATTCGCTTATGACGTAGCATCTATCGGATCTTACGTTGACCAAGTTGGTGGTGAATTACTTTCAAAGGCGTTAATCGGTGGTACAACTGCTAAATACGCAAACGTAAGATTAGGTATTAAAGGTACACAAGCGTTGAACCTTTTAAACTCAACTGCGTATTTCCAAGATGGTACTTGCGGATGGTCTCCATCAGGTACAACTACCTTCACACAATCAAACATTACAACTTGTCCTGAGAAGTACAATGAGGCACTATGTTACAAAGATTTGTATGATACATACCAATCAATGTTAATGGCACCAGGTCAAACTTCTGAGACTGTTCCGTTTGAAGCACAAATCGCTGACTTAAAAGTTAAACAAATCCAACAAAGAATTGAGCAACAATTATGGCAAGCAAGTACTGGTGCTACTGGTTCAACTGCTTCTTGTTTCAATGGTTTGAAGACTTTAATCGCATCAGGTCAAACAGGTGTAGCGGTATCTGCTTCAGGTACAACTTTCTCACCAACCGCAGCATACGGTTCTAACGGTAACCCAATCACTGAAGTTGATAAATTAATCAACGCATTAGATGACAACGCAATGTCTCGTGAAGACTTAGTTGTGTTTATGTCTTATGGTAACTTCCGTTTGTATGTACAAGCATTGGTTAAGGCTAACTTCTTTATGAACTATATCGGTTCTACTGATATTACTTCAATGATGGAAGCTACTCACCCTTCTACTAACGTAAAGGTTGTTCCAACTATCGGTTTGAATGGTTCTAACGCGGTAGTAATCGGACCACGTGAGTACATCGTAATTGGTTTTGACTTATTGTCTGACCACGAGAAATTAGTAATCTGGTACTCAAAAGATTTTGATGAGTTACGTTTGAGAGCAAACTACAACTACGGTGTAACAATCGCTAAGTTTGGTTCAACTGCTTACTTCGCAACTAACGGTTTAGCATAATCTAAATCACAATATTAAGAGGGGAGTTTATCTCCCCTTTTTAAAAAACATAAACAAAAAACAAATTTAATATAAATAATATGAGTTGTTATATATCTTCAGGGATTCAATTAGGTTGTTCTGATGGAATTGGTGGTATTAAGAAGATTTACATCGCAGGTGGTACAGGTACTACAACAGGTTACACTTACAGTGCTGACGGTTCTGTAACTGGTGCTACTTCAAGTGCGGGTACTGTTCTTTACGGATTTGAACTTAAGAGAAATACAAGTTCTTTAACTCAAAATGTGACTAAGTCATTTGAGAACGGAACTATCTTCTTTGAACAAGTTTTAAACGCAGTGTTCTTCAAATACGATCAAGACAAGAGAAACGAATTGAAAATCTTATCTCAAAACGATGAAATTCAAATCATCGCTATTGACCAAAATGATGTTCAATACTTGTTAGGTCAAGTAAACGGTATGTATTTAAGTGGTGGTTCTGCCGCTACAGGTACTGCGTTTGGTGATAGAAATGGTTTTGAATTTATCTTTACTGGTCAAGAACAAGAACCAGCAAGAGTAATTAGTGGTACATTGGCATCTGTTTACGCAGGAGTAAGTATCGTAGGATAAACCAATAGTAGGTCGTAAGACTGAATATTCTATATCTAATAAATTAAAGGGGGACCTATGTCCCCTTTTTTTATGCTATACCAATTCAACTTGGAAATATTTATATTTAGTTATATAGAGATAAATTATGTTATACTTACAAAAAGGACAACAAAACGAATTGATAATGAACATCAACAATAACTCAAACACAGTGTTTAGTGGTTATACGTTGGAGTTTACACATATCATGTCAAAGGAAGTTAAGAGTTATGTGGTTAGTACATCTGACCCACAGGTCTACGCACAGAATATTCGTTATTGTGAGATTATATTGAACCTTCAAAATTCAGGTCAAGATTTGAATTACTTAGGTGAATATCAATTAAACATTTATGGTAATGGAACTGAATTGGTTTTCACAGGTATTGTTATACTTGAAGGAACACAAGAAAGTCCAGCATTTACACAGTACATTTCTCCTAATGAAGTTAATGAAAATTACATATATATAGAAAATTAATTATGAGTGAAGAAATAAAAAAAACACAGTTTAGAAATATTAAGTTTGATAGAGCAACAGTACCAGTTTATTCAGAAGTACTACAACGTAGTCCATGGGTTTATTATGGTGAGAATAATTTATTACCTCAATACTTTATTGAACTGTATGACAACTGTGCTATACATAAAGCGGTAGTTACCTCAAAGGTAAACCAAATCATGGGTGATGGTATTGTATCATTAAACAACCCAATGGCATCAATAAATCTTGTTAACGGTAAAGAAACTGTTGCTGAGGTAATGAGAAAATGTTCATTAGACTTTATATTATTTGGAGGATTTTCACTTAATGTAATTTGGTCAAAGGACAGAAAATCAATTGCTGAGATTTATCACTTAGATTTTAGTAGAGTACGTAGTGGTAAATTAAACGAAGATGATGAGATTGAAAGTTATTTCTACTCAGCGGATTGGAGATACTTGAAGAAATTCCCACCTGAAGAATATCCTGCTTTTAATCAAGAAAAGGGTGACGCATCACAAATATATTATTACAAATCATATCAACCATCTTTAACTTATTATCCTATTCCTGATTGGTCAGGTGGACAAAGAAGTATTGAGACTGATATTGAAGCTAAGAACTTCCACATGAATAACCTTCGTAAAGGTATGGTTCCTTCATTATGGATTAATTACAATAACGGTATCCCGCAGCAAGAAGAACAAGAAACTTTAGTTCGTGCTTTGGAATCACAATATGGTGGAACCGACAACGCAGGTCAAGCAATAATTTCATTTAATGAATCACAGGAACAATCTCCTGTCATAACACAAATACCTCGTAACGACAATGACAACTATTATCAAAGTCTTAATGACGATATTACCCGTTCAATATTATCCGCACATAGAGTATCTTCTGCTGAGTTGTTTGGTATTGCTACAGCGGGTAAATTAGGTGGTGGTACTGAGATTGTAGAACATTCTGAGTATTTCCGTAAGATGGTTATTCAACCATATCAAAATACATTATTACCTACATTCAATAAATTGGTAAGTTTAAAATTTGGTGTTCCAACCATGTTTGAAATTAAACCATTATCATTATTCTTAACAGGTGATATTAAAGACAATCCTGCGGTAATTGATAAACCTGTTACACCAGTTGAAGCGGAATCACAATTAATCAACGAGAATATCAAAGGATTAAAAGGTAGAGAATATCAAAATCTAATGAGAATCGTTAGAGAATATAATAAAGAAAAAATAACCAGAGGACAAGCAATACACATGTTAATGAGTGGATATGGATTAACTCAAGAAGAATGTAATGTTTATTTGGGAGAAGAAGAAGAAATTTTAAACTAATATATAATGGGTGTTTTATTAATATCAGAAACTAAACTTAAGAACTTTACCAACATTAATAAAAATGTTGATATGGATGTACTTAAAGCAGAAATTCAAATTGCTCAAGATATTGACCTACAAACAATATTAGGTACATTATTCTATAATCATCTATTATCACAAGTATCATCAACAGGTAATACATTTAATGCTGATGAAACAACTTTGGTAAATGATTATATTCAACCATTCTTAATTCAACAAGCCTACTTCCAATGTATCCCTCAATTGATGTATCGTACAATGAATAGAGGTATTGTTGAAGGTATGATGGAGAACGCAACATCTGTTGATATTGATACGATGAAGTATTTGAGAACGATACAGAAACAGAGAGCAGACTTTTACATGACACGTCTTCAAGATTATTTATTGATTGGACGTGGTCAAAACAAGTTCCCTCAATACCAAACTCAATCTTCAATTGATGGTATGATACCTGATCGTTCACAAAAATACAATAATGGTATATTCTTAGGACATACTTCTCGTAAAGGATATAGTATGGACAAATTAAATAAAAAGGGGATTACAACATATTCTGAATTAGAACATGAGAATCCTCCATGTCAAGATTGCTACTAATATGATAGAACAAATTATATTGACAATTGTAACCACGATAATTGGTTATATTGTAGGATACAGAAAATCTAAAAATGAAGTTGAAGGTGGTCGTTTAGAGAACCTTGAAAAGTCTATTAGGATTTATCAGGTGGTTATTGATGACCTATCCAAAAAGGTGGAAGAACTTACAGGTCATATCGTAAGATTAGAAGCGACAATTGATAGTTTAAAAAAAGAAAATCAAAAATTAAAAAATACAAATGGATTTTAAATTACCTTACCCAACAGATACAGAATTAAACTTTACAGGAAAATCAGATTACTTTGATAGATTATTAATTCAAATTCCTGATTTAGATAAGAAATATAAAATAACACAGGATGAATTAACTGGTTGGATTAGTCATAACTACAACAGTGTATTTTTAACCGATAAAGAATTAACATTTAAAGAATATAAAAAACTATCAAAATGACATTAGAACAAATCATCAATCTGAAATTAAATAACTTTGAGATTAAATATCCAAAGAAAATGGCGGATTTAGAAGACGCATGTTGGGAAGGATACGAACCAATAGGAACTAAAGAACTGGATGGTAAGACCGTACCTAACTGTGTTCCAATCAAAGAAGAACAATCTAAAATTAAAAAAGAAGGTTTCCCTATTCCATCACCAGCAAGTGATGAGGATGAACAAAAATACATCAGTAGATGTATCAGTGAGATAGGTTCTGAATATGATGCTGAAGGACAGGCGTATGCGGTTTGTAAAGCAAAGTGGGACGAGTAATAGGACACCTCTCACAATCTATATATACAAAACAAAGGGACCCGTAATAGGTCCCTTATTTATTTAATTTTATTTTTAACTAATCTCATTCTTTCTCTATTAAAACTATTTGTACAGTTCTTACAGTTGTGTGCGAGACCATCAAAAAATACTTTGTTCTTATGGAAATACATTAAAGGTAATTCTTCTTTACAATGACAACATCTCTTTAAACGTCCTTTCATTTCCTCTTGGGTTGGTGTATGAATCTTAAACTCTTTGTGTGGATATAGTTCATTCATGATACCGAATCGGTACGCCATACCAGCAGCCGACTTTTCAATCTGACAAAAGTCTTTACGTCTACGATACTTGGACGCAATCTCCTTAACCTTATCAACAGTCCAATCAGTTTCATTCTTCTTTCTATTGGGAAAGAAAACATCTAATAAACCAGTACGTTTAGCGTACTCAAACGCCCTGATGTTACCTTTTCTAAATTCTTTTTGATTAGGATATTGTTTAACAATTTCCGTAACCTTCTCGTCATTCCATTTTAAGTATTTCATGTTTATTTGTTTTTTTAATAATTTTCTTTTAAAAATCTTTCAAGACTATCTGAAGTTGGAGTTGTATAACCTGTCCTATGTAGACCTTTGATGAATTTTGTACACATACTTTTCATAAACTTTCTGTGTTCTTTATTGTGGTCTTCATAGTTGTTAAACTCGTGTAGGTCTAATGATGCGATTAGATGACATAATTCGTCACTTGTAAATGTAATAGATACTTTCTTTTCCATGTCTATTTGTTTTTTGTTAGGTCAAAGGTAATATGATTTTTAACAATATCAAAATATTTTATAAAAAAGTTATCCACATATCCACAAACAAAAAACCCCGACAAAGTCAGGGTCTTAAGTAAAATCAACTATCTATATATTATAAAGTAAGGACGGATGTACTACATGAAATGGCAATATCAAATTTAGAATAAAAATGTATCCGCCCTTACAAGTATAAATATATAACAAAATATTTTAAAAACAAAATAGTTAAATAAATAATTCTGTTCTAAGTGTAAATCCATTTCCATCAACTGATATTATCTCATGACGAAAATCTAATGTATCTGATATTTCATTAAGTAACATATTCTCATTACTTATTTTAAGGTGGTTTAAATGGTCTTCTGTCATGTCATTGATAGGAAGTTCCACCCTTATGATTTGGGTGTAAATTTGGGGTGTTTCTGATTGATATGGTTGTATTGGTTCAACAGCATCATTATCATCAATAGGGGAAAGGAACTTAAAATCTCTCATAACTATAAGTATTAAAAAAAAGGGGGAAGTACACCAAACTTCACCCCTTAGTATAAACAAAAAAGTATTATACTTTATTTTTAGATTGTTTTTTTACAATCCATTCGTCCAATCCCTTAATTCTCTTTTTAAGGTCATCGTCTTGTTTATGAAGACAACATTGAACAAATACTTCAGTTACTCTCCATAGTTCTTCTACGGTGGGTTTAACATCCATTAGATTCAAATACTCTAATGCCATCTTACTTTGAGATTGTTGTAAGATTTTAATGTCTGTGCTGTAAAATTCGGGACAGTTTGCCATTTTGTTATTGTTTAATAGTTTAAGTTAAATTTACGACTAATTTTTGATAATACCAAATCTAAGTTGAAAACCATTTGTTCAACATCAATCTCACCATCTTCTCTGAATAGTAAATCTAGTTTAACTGAGTTAGGGATTTGTTGGTTATGTCTTCTTTCAACTACATCAGGGATGTTTTCATTCAACTCATACAAGTTAACTGGTCTACCTTGGTCACCTGTTATTGTTCCTAATGAGGAGATAACCTTTAACTTCAATAATGTGTTGATACTTCTACCAACTGATGAAGGAATGATTGGTTCAACTAATTCGTTGTACACATCATACACATCCCATGTTGTCATACATCCATACTTCTTAAAGATTTGGAAGATTTTGTTTTCTTGGTCTTTAGCAGACGCAATTGCTCTACCCAACGTCTCGTTGTCAATTGGGGTTGTCTTGTAGTAACTTTTGATTACAGGCATAGTTTTTAAATTTTATAGTTGTTTATAATTGTAAATATATAGAATAATCTTGGAAGTTCCAAATATTATTAAAAAAACTTTTTTTTCTTTGAAATTTGGATTTACGAAAAAAATTTGGTATTTATTAATTACAGGTGGTGGTAGAAAACCTGGTTAATCTAAACTACTATACTTCAGGTAAACTCCTGTTGGATCGTGTACATATTTTTTTACCCAGCATTAGAGCACCAGCATCCAGCAACAAATATATAAATAAAAAAGAAATATCCAGCACTAGAGCACCAGTATTTGTTTAAATAGAAAAGATTATATATATTTATATAAAATAAATAAACTAGATATGAAAACTACTAGCAACGCACCTAAGTTTAGAACTGGCGCACTATCAGTTAAAGAATTTTATAAACTATCCTCAACAGAGAAACAAGTACATATTGCCAGACTAGTATTAATACCTGAAGAAGATAGAGGAGATATTGATACTTTTATTCTTCGTTTCTACAATCCTGAATTAAAGCAGCAACGAAACTTCTTTTCATTTGAAGAAGAACTATATTAGTCTTTACTTCAACCTAATTTGATATTATATTTTATTATTCTAGTATGTTCCCAAACATTAGGAATTTTCTTCCCCTACCTAATATTTTGTTAGGTGGGGGTTTTTCGTTTAAACACAAGTATTTATGATA